GAGAGGCTGGAATTGATATTGGAATGTGGGAAAAACTATCTGATGACGATGATGTGTTTGGTTATGGCATTGATGGAACACATGAAAACCTTGAAGCCTTTGCCAAACTGGTAGCCGCCAAAGAACGTGAAGCCTGTGCAGAGATTGCTGAAAAACAACGCTATGCAATGTTCATTAGCTTGACTTCTCATCCAGCACAAAACGGCACGGCAGTTGGAATTGCAAATGCAATCAGAGCCAGAGGTGAAGCATGACACAAGAAGCATTAAAGCTGGCGCTTGATGCGTTGGAAGCAAACGACCAACTTATTAACGGAACTGGCACTAATGGCGGCTTGTTGTACTGCATAGATGGCTATTATTCTGATTGTTTTGATGTTGACCCAATCAATAAACAAACAGAAGAAGCTATCACCGCCATCAAAGAAGCCTTGGCACAACCAGAGCAAGAGCCTCGCAATGTTAGGGAGCGTTGGAATGTTGAGCTTGATGGAAATGATTTGTTGGTCTGCTTCAATGACCATGAAAAAGGCGATAAATGCCAATATGAACGCTATTCACCACAGCGCACATGGGTAGGGCTGGCATCAGAAGACAGACTAACGGCTAAATATATGCAAGACGCGCCTGATGGCATTGAGGCGGTCATTGACTACATTGAAGCCAAACTCAAGGAGAAGAACACATGACAAACGCATTTGACTACAAAGACCAATCCTCAATCTGGCTGACAGATACAAAGATGAAACGGTTTAAACAAGGTGAGGAATACGCTAAGAAAAAACAGGACAAACGTGACATTAACGACAAGAATCAAGTGTTTATCTATTCAAAAGCACTGTCTAACAAAAAATGATTCAACAAATTCGCACATTCTTTGGCAGAGAACGAGGCTCAAAAGGCAATAGAAAAACTGATGTTGTCATGGGAATAGCTTGGATTTGCTTGGGTTGCGGGAAAGTGTTCACTAACAAGAGCCTGTCTCAACTTCATAGATGTATTAGGGAAACTCCCTATATCAAATATGATAATGTCTGACAGAATACACACATTGATAGGTTTTAAACAGGAGTAAATGATGATTGATTTAAGTAGAGATAGTTGGATGGCACTGCAAGATATGAATTCAGAAGATGTTGCAGATGCTATATGCGATAGTCAGGCAATAGTAGAAGCAATACAGTCTAATGCTTGGTCTGATGTTGCTGACATGGTGAGAGCCAGAGTCGAACTAAAAGCAAAACGTCTTGCACAGGTCGCTAATGACTTACCTTTAACCCCTTGGGTAGACTCTGAAGAAGAACTAAACCTGTGGCGTTGTTACCAGATCGAGCGTCAACAACAAGCCTTGGAAGAACGCAAAGTAAAAGTTAAAATGAATCCCTATTCTAAAAGCGAGGTTGTCAATGAAGACTAAGCTAAACCTAGAAAGAATTATTGAGGAGCATTCTAATGAATACTGTTGTTCGTTCTGCCTTAAACCTCGTGATCCAGCAAATAAATGCTGCGGTGATTCGTTTTTTATCTTACTTTCAGATTTGGACACCTACGCTCAGTTTAAAAGAGCGTCAGAGATTGCTAAAGAAGGCGGCTAAACGCATGAAAGAGCAACCAAAGGTACAGCGGGTGGTTATGCCATCCAAACCAATCACCGACCCTAGTTTTGGGTATGTGAACTCAGCACTGACTGATGTGTCAGCAACATGGAAAAAGTTTGAAAAGAAAGGAGTTGAAGAAAGTAAGAAAGAAGAAGCGTTTAAACAAATTCGTAGAGTTCAATAAAAGGAGTTGAGGAATGAATAAAGAACAGGTGTTAAGTCTTCTCAGTAAGAATGTCAACGAACATACTGAGAAGAAAGGAAATTTGACATATCTTTCATGGGCGTGGGCATGGGCAGAAGCTCTCAAGGCTGATCCAGATGCTAGTTACAAGATTGAGATGTTTGGCGATAAGTGTTTCATGGACATAAACGGCACTGCAATGGTGTTCGTCACAGTCACTATGTTTGGCAAACCAATGACTTGCCAACTACCAGTGATGGACTATAAAAACAAAGCAATCCCTAATCCTGATGCTTTTGCAGTTAACACTGCCATCATGCGCTGCATGACTAAGGCTTTGTCTCTGCATGGCTTGGGTCTATATATCTATGCAGGTGAAGACTTGCCAGAGGGTGAGGGTTCAGACGTTGATGTAAACATGATGATTGACCACTTGGCAGCAATTGATACGGCATCCACACTTGAGGAATTAAAAGATGTATATGGCTATGCTTACGCTGCTTGCGATGGTGATAAAGGCTGGCTAAAGAAAGTAATTGATGCAAAAGAAAAGCGTAAAGGAGCATTGAAATGAATACGCCAAAACTCGTTTACAACCATATAAAAAGTCAAGGAGATGTTAAATTTCCTGACGATTGGTCTGCATTTGATGATGCAATAAAACTTGATATTTTGAGTGATTGGATTGCGGAGTTAAAAAAAGAATACGAGCAAATAAAATCACAAAATAATCCAGTAGTTTTGGGTGCATTAGGTCATTGGGGGGAAAAATGAGTGATATTGAACAAGGCTCACCAGAATGGTTTGCACAGCGTTGTGGCAAAGCTACAGCATCCAGAATCTCTGACATTGTTGCCAAAACAAAGACAGGCTACAGCACAAGCAGAGCAAACTACATGGCTCAACTGGTAGTCGAGCGCATGACCAACCAAGTAGCAGAGTCTTACAGCAATGCTGCTATGGAGTGGGGTGTAGAGAACGAAACATTTGCTCGTGCCGCATACGAGGCTAAAACAGGCAATATGGTCGATCAGGTAGGTGCTATTGACCATCCAAGGATTGCTATGTCTGCTGCCTCTCCTGATGGCCTTGTGGGGGACGATGGATGCTTAGAGATCAAGTGTCCTAACACTGCCACACACATTGATACCCTTTTGGGTGACGAACCCGCAAAGAAGTATTACGACCAGATGCAGTGGCAAATGGTATGTGCAAACAGAAGTTGGTGTGATTTTGTGAGTTTCGACCCACGGATGCCATCGCACTTACAACTGTTTGTCAAAAGAATCGAGCGCAATGACTTATATATTGCAGAACTCGAAAAAGAGGTAGTCCAGTTCTTAATTGAAGTGGACGACAAAGTTAAAAAACTCAATGAAATTAAGGTGTAAATATGGAACAGCGTGATAACTCAGGTGTATTGTTTAAGAACGACAAGAAAGAAAAAGACAGTCATCCAGATTACAAAGGCAACATCCGGGTTGCTGGTCAGGAATTCTGGCTCTCAGCATGGGTAAAAGAGGGTAAGAACGGCAAGTTCATGGGACTAGCTGTCAGCCCTAAAGAAGAACAAGCAAGCCAGCCTCAAAGCAAGCCTAAAGCTAAGATTGAGGACATGGATGACGGAATTCCATTTTAGTTAAAAGGGGGAGAACTCTCCACATCTTGTATATGTGAGGCTTACGACTCTCCCCATTAATCATGGTTGTAAGCCGTTTGGAACAGCCAACCACAGGTTGAATATACTAAAGTGGTGACAGTCGGAAAGACGGCAATGTGAGTGACTACTAACTTAACAGGAGTGAATGATGAGTAAATTAGACGATATACATTTTGGCGGTGAAGTGAAAAGATTCTTTGACTTACCTATCTTTGGCAGGGTTAGGAATTCTGACCCAATCACAAGCTATGAGGCTGCTGATGCGGCTAAAGACTTGGCATCCAAGCATTTCAGCATCATTGTTGACTGTTTACAAGCTCATGGTGCGCTTGGCAAAGATGGCATAGCGCAACATAGTGGCTTAGACTCAAATCAGGTTGCAAGGCGTTTAAACGAGTTGTCCAAAATGGATTTTATTGAGTTGACAGGACGCACAGTCAAGTCTAAATCTGGACGTAACGAGCGTGAGTGGAAAGTAAAGCGATGAGCAATGTGCTTGCCATCATCGTATTATTGGCAATAGGCGGAGTGGTACTCATATTAGGTCTATGGGTAGCACTCCACTTCTTTGACGATTAAGCCTGTAGTCCATTCAGATAAGTAGTCTTCCCTGCCACTTTGGTTGCGGTTAACTCTTGTTTCTTCAAGTTGTTGGGGTCGTAAGACACATGAACCCATCCAGAATCAGGTACTCCTTGAGTGTAAAACTCTAAGATCAACTGTGTGTAGTCCAAGTTGTCCATAATCCACTGAGCTAGATCAGCATTAGCAACACCAGCAATTTCTATATCACAGGCTTGCCCTTTGCAATGGTCTGAGGTCTTCGATCCTCCCACAGCAGCATTTGACTCAGGACTACGAAATCCAGAGTTCACGGTAACTGACTTACCAAAATGCTCACGCACAGGCTGTAAAACCTTTTCACACAAGACTTTGAGGTTTTCTAATGCCTCGTCATCAGGGGTATTGTCTAGACCCAAACGAGTGGCAGTGTCTGATTTAGTGAGTTCTTTTAGGGTGAAGTTGGCTGACAAGTTCATGGTTTTCCTTTCAAGGTTTGGTAGGCTTCGTTGTAGAGGGTGATGCAGGTGTTGAGTTTTCTGATTGCTGTGTCTCCTTCGTCTGTGATGGCGATAAGAGATTTAGAAGTTGTTGGGTCAAGTTCGGCTGATGTCGTTCCAGTGTTACTTCCAGCGGTAGGGGCGGTATCTGTGGCGGTTGATATGGAGCACTCGGAGGCTTTGACAGCAAGCCGCAACTTGAGAGTCCCATTATCAATATCAGCATTGCGCTTTTGTTGAGCAAGTTTTGCATCTTGATTTGCTTTCTGAAGTTTAGTGGCTTGAGTTTGAATTGCTGAGACTAAGACTTGTTCCTTTTGCCTAGCCTCTGCATTTAAGGCGGCAATCTCAAGTTGTTGACGAGTAACCTCATCATTTGACCCCTTGAGATAACCACCACCAAAGGCACTCAGAACCGCCATTAGGATGCCCAAAAGCACCCAAGGATTAAACAGACTCATGGTGCTGGCGGCTCATCATTGTCAATAACTTCTGCCTTAGCACTGGCATTAGCTACTGCCTTGACAGCAGAACGACCAGCCACACCGCCAAGTACACCAGTGATAAACACCATAATAGTGTTGATTTGCTGTGTATATACCTTGTCAATTGCTGCCATTCCTGACATGGGTTGAGTTACGAATGAAACGCTATACAAGAACATGGCAACTGATCCCAAAAGAATCAATGTCAAAGCAAATATCACGATTGCCCAAATTCTGACTTCAATTTCTTCAGCAGTCATTCGGTTGTTTGGTTTATATCCAATGGTAGGCATTACTTTTTCTCCTGTTCAGGTTTAACGAGTTGCTCTGGACAAGTACCTGTAGCGGTACAA